TCTCGCCAGCCAGAAATCGGCAGTAGCGCGCAACACATGAGCGTCCGCCGGCTCTGACTGGTGAGTATCAGGCGCGGCCCTAGCCGCATCAGTCACTCATTGATCACAGGAGCCAATCATGGCCAGCATCAACAGCTTTTCCAAGGAAGAGCGCGTTGCGTTTGAAGACCTTCTCGAAGGCTTCAACGACGCGCTCGTGCTTTCGCGCAATGTCTCGATGTACCGCACCAGCGGGCAAGAGATGGAGCGCACCAACAACGTCATCTGGCGGCCGATGCCCTACATCGCGCAGTCGTTCGATGGCATGGACCAGTCGCTGAACTTCCAGAGCATGACGCAGTTGGCAGTCCCGGCCACGCTCGGCTTCCAGAAGTCCGTGCCGTGGATCATGGACGCGCTGGAACTGCGCGATGCGTTGCAAGAGGGCCGCCTTGGCGACGCCGCCAAGCAGAAGCTCGCCTCGGACATCAACCTGGCGATCATGGCGGTTGCCGCGAACTTCGGGTCGTTGGTGGTGCCCATCGGCACCGTTGCCGGTACCTATGACGATGTGGCTGCGTGCGACACGATCATGAACGAGCAGGGCGTGCAAGCGTTCGATCGTTACCTGGCGCTGTCCAGCCGCGACTACAACGGCATGGCCGGCAATCTGGCTGTGGCAACCCGTTCGTTCGGCAACAAGATGTCTGACGACGCCTACCGCAAGGGCTTCGTGGGCACGGTGGCGGGGTTCGACACCTACAAGTTCGACTACGCCAACCGCATCCGCCAGGCCACCGGCTCTGACGGCGCGATGGACACTCGGGCTGCGGCGAACAACTACTGGGTTCCGCGCGCAACCGAAGTGGCCACCACGGGCGAAACGTCCAACGTGGACAACCGCTTCCAGACGATCACGACCGCAGCGTTCACGCTGGGTACCGATCTGGTCGCGGGCGACGCCATCGAGATTAGCGGCATCGAAGCGGTGCATCACATCACGAAGCAGTCGACGGGCAACCTCAAGACCTTCCGTGTGGTGCGTGTGCTGAGCAACACCTCGATCGTGATCACCCCGGCTATCATCTCGGCTCAGGGCGGCACGGACGCGGAGAAGCAGTACCAGAACTGCATCGTCACGCCGAGCGCCTCTGCCACGATCAACCGTCTGAACACCGCTGCCGCGCCGATCAACTGCTTCTGGCAGCGGGACGCGCTGGAGATCCTGCCGGGTCGCTACGCTGTGCCGACCGACGCGGGTGCCGCAGTGATGCGCGCCAGCACCGACCAGGGCATCGAACTGGTGATGCAGAAGCAGTACGACGTCAACACGATGAAGACGAAGTACCGCCTTGACACCCTGTTCGGCGTGGTGAACAAGCAACCCGAAATGAGCGGCATCCTGCTGTTCGATCAGTGATAGAGGGGGGCTTCGGCCCCTTTCTCGTCAACCCAATCTGGAGCACATCATGTCGTTTCTTACCATTGCGCCGCAAGGCACCGCAACCGTTACGCTCACGGCTGGCCAGAAGATCCAGGTCCAGACGCAAGACTCGGCCGTCATCTCCCAAGTCGTCGGGTATCCCAACTACCCCAGCACCGAAGACGTTCTCGCGACCGTCACCAACGGCACTTACACCTCGTCGGCGTTTGCCAACGGGGCTGTGCTGATCGTGCAAGCCGGCGGCCTGCCGGTGGTGTACGACATCGGCACCGAGCCGGTGGTCAGCATCGGCGGCAATTTTGGCCGCCAGGGCGCGCCTGCCGTCATCCCCGACGGCGGCTCGATGGTCATCACTGCTGCGGAGCTGATGACCGGCCTGATCACCGCCACGCCATCGGCTGGGCGCAACGTGCAACTGCCGACGGCTGCGGCCATCGAGGCGGCTGCGACGTTCGCGGTGGATGATTCGTTCGATTTCTCGGTGCAGACGCTCGCGGGCTTTGCGCTGACGATCACGACCAACACCGGGCTGACGCTGCAGGCTTCTGGTGTTACTGGTCCCGCCACTGCCGGTCTAGCGGCGCGGTATCGCTTGCGCAAGACCGCTGCCGGCGCTTTCTCTGTCTACCGCATCGCCTGATCGGCGCAACGTAAATCGCGGGCGGTATGGGTTGGGGGCTCCCGGCCGCCGTCCGCGTTTTTACATCTGGAGTCTGAAATGCCTCTCAAAATGGGATACGGCAAGAAGTCCATCAGCGAGAACATCTCCAAGGAGATGAAATCCGGCAAGCCCCAGAAGCAGGCGGTGGCCATCGCCATGAGCACCGCACGTAAGGCCGCCAAGGCCGCTGGAAAGCCCTCCAAGGCCCCGATGAAGCGCGGGTAAGGGGTAGGTAGCGTGAAAGCCTCCAAGCCGGGCCTGTACGCGAATATCGCAGCCAAGCGCGAGCGCATCAAAGCCGGCAGCGGCGAGAAGATGCGCAAGCCTGGTGCCAAGGGTGCGCCCACGGCCAAGGCGTTCCGCGAGTCTGCGAAGACCGCGAAGAAGGGGTGACCTGTGGGATACAGCAAGCGCCAGTACGTCGAGGCCGCGTTTGCCGAAATCGGCATGGCCGGCTACGTCTTCGATCTGCAACCGCAGGATCTGGAGCAGGCCTTGAGACGCTTGGACGCGATGATGGCCGAGTGGAACGCCAAGGGCATCCGCCTGGGCTACCCGCTGCCGTCGAGCCCGCAGTTCAGCGACATCAATGCCGCCTCCGAGGTGCCCGACAGCGCCAACGAGGCGATCATCACGAACCTGGGTATCCGGCTGGCTGCGGGCTACGGCAAGGCGATCATGCCGCAGACGATGATGGTGGCCAAGCAGGCGTACAACACGCTGCTGTCGCGGGCCACTGCACCGATTCCTGCACAACTGCCGACCACAATGCCCGCAGGCGCCGGCAACAAGCCCTGGCGTGTGTACGACAATCCGTTCATTCGGCCGCCAGTGGGTCCTGTGGAAGCAGGCCCGGACGGCCTGATCGAACTCTACTGAGGCTGCACCATGCCGCTGATCTATCAACTCCCGCTTCAAACGCAGGTATCCGGTGGCGACCAGTTTGCCGTTTACTCGCCGAATAATGGCGATGCTCGCCGTCTGCCCGTATCCGCTTTGCTGGCGTACTTTCAGCAGACCTTTGCATCGCCGAGCCTGGCAACCAACGTCTACACGCCGACCACGGGTTTCTCGATCCCCGTACCCACGCCTGTTGCGCAGCAGCAATGGATGCTCATTCAGCCAGCAGGTACGCTGGCCAGCGGCACCGTCGTCCTGCCATTAGATACGGCCACGCCCGATGGCACCGAGGTGCTGATCACGACCACGCAGCAGATCACAGCGTTCGCACTGGGGCTGAACGGCGCAGCGGCTGCATACGGTGACCCGCTGACGCTGGCTGCGGAGGATTTCTTCCGCATGCGGTATGTGCGGGCGACGAACTCTTGGTATCGGATTGCGTAAGGAAACGCTATGACCACCACCACTGACGCATTTGAGCCGGCATACGGCAGCGGCACCACGGTTTCGCCTGCTGGCACCTCGGCATACAGCACGCTTGGCGCTGGATCGCTGAACGTCGTGCTGACCAACTTGGACGCATCTGAAGTCGTCTACGTTCGAGTGGGCGAGGGCGCGCAGACGGCAACCGTTGCCGATTACCCGGTGCTGCCAAACACGCAGGTATCGCTGAGCAAGGGCAAGTACGACGACACCGTAGCCTACATCACTGGCGGCGGCACGGGTTCGCTGCACATCATCGCGGGCCGGGGACTCTGATGCTTCCGCTGACGCGAAATCGCAGCAGGTCGAGGTTTTTTTCGACTGGCGCGTCAGCGCCGCCACCCCCGCCCAGCAACGCCTGGGATGTGGCGTATACCGTTTACGCGAATAACTCGTTTTCGGTGGCTGCGGAGGAAACAGCGCCAACTGGCGTATTTTTTAAGCCAGACGGTGCAAAAATGTACATTACTGGAATTATCGGGGTTGATATTAACGAATACGATCTTGGTACACCATGGGATGTAAGCACGGCGTCTTACTTGCAAAACTTCAGTGTTTCAGCCCAAGAATCTTCACCGTCAGATTTGTTTTTCAAGCCAGACGGTACAAAACTGTACATGGTTGGAACCAGTGGAGATGCAATTTATGAATATGACCTCGGAACTCCTTGGGATGTAAGTACTGCGGTGTATTTGCAAAACTTCAGTGTTTCATCTCAAAATACTGTACCAGCTGGCATCTCTTTTAAGCCGGACGGCACAAAAATCTACATGGTTGGATCAAGTCCTTCACAAAGTGTGTATGAATATAATCTCAGTTCTGCCTGGGATATTAGCACATCATCTTATGCGCAGGCTTTTAGTGTTTCTTCGCAAGAATCATTTCCTCGCGGAGTTGCTTTCAAGCCAGACGGCACAAAAATGTACGTCAATGGTCAGACTGGAGATGATGTAAACGAATACAGTCTATCAACGCCTTGGGATATTTCAACGGCAACGTTTACTGTGGCAACCTTCAGCTTCAGCGCTCAAGGCGCCACATCGAATCAAGGCGTTTATTTCAAACCAGACGGACTGAGCTTTTTTATCATTGACTCAACGCTCGACTCCGTTCTTCAATACGACATCGTCTAGGATTGAGCCGTGCCAAAATCCCCTGCTTGGACCCGGAAAGAAGGCCAGAACCCGAAGGGCGGGCTCTCGGCGAAGGGCCGTGCATCGGCCAAGGCGCAGGGGATGAATCTGAAGCCGCCAGTGAAATCTGGCGACAATCCGCGTCGTGCGTCGTTCCTGGCCCGCATGGGCAACATGCCGGGGCCGGAGTACAAGGACGGCGAGCCGACCCGTCTACTGCTGTCGCTCAAGGCATGGGGCGCGTCATCAAAAGCCGATGCCAAGGCCAAGGCCAAGGCCATCTCGGAGCGGAACAAATCGAAGAAGTAAGGACTGCTTGAAATGAACTTCCCCACCTCGCGCCCTGTCGGCCAGTTCAACGACATCAACGGCAAGCCCTTGGAAGACGGGCGCGTGTGGTTCGGTCAGCCGAATCTCGACCCGATTGCCAACCCGATCACCGTCTATTGGGACGCTGCCGGCACCCAGCCGGTGACGCAACCCGTGCAGACCATTGGCGGCTACCCCGTCAACGGCACCACACGGGCCAACGTGTTCGTGAACTCCGACTACTCGGTGCTGGTGCGCAACCGCAACGGCTTCGACGTCTTCTCTGCCGCAGTCATGCCGCTGGACGACAGCAGCGCCAACCAGTATTTCCTGCAAGCAGGCGCTGGCGCTGTGACGCGGACGGCTCAGGCGAAGATGCGCGACGTTGTGTCGGTCAAGGATTTTGGTGCGGTCGGGGATGGGGTAACTGACGATACGGTGGCGATACAGGCGGCGCTGGATGCGGCAAACTATGTATTTTTGCCACCTGGGACATATTTGTTCTCGGCACTAACCGTTCGGCAAAACACGCGACTCCAAGGGGCATCCACCAGGACATCTATTCTCAAGCACACGGGCGCTGGCGCTGCTATTACCTGCACACACTCTGGAGCTACGGAGCCAGACGGCACGGCCGCATACATCGAATCTGGGTGGTTCATCTTCGAAGACTTTGAACTCCAAGCAAACGGCACCTTTGGGTTCCGCGTTGGAAACACGCGCAGTTCGTTTACACAATGGAACCGCATTTACATGCGGCACCTCAATGACGGAGGCACTTACGCGGCTGGAACGACTGCTATCGACTGTGACAACACGCCTTGGTCTGCCTCGGAGGCAACATATCTTTCCAAGATTCACCACACATTCATCCGTGGTTTTGAAACGGCCGTCAACCTTCAAGATGTGGTGAATGCATGGGAGATCAATCGCCTTTACACCATTAGTTGTTTGAAGCAAGTTGTCCTGAGCAACGCAACAGGCATTAGCGTCATTGACTCTTACTTTGAAAGCGGAATCGCTGGTGCAATCGGTATCACGTTTTTGGGTGGCGGCGGCAATCAGATAAACGTAATCGGAACTACGTTTGAACTGACTAACGTTGCCTCGACTCAGTACGCCTATTCGTTTGCAGGCGGAACTTGGGAAACCATCACGGTGATGGGCGCCAAGTATCTTATTCAAGGCGATGGCAATGCTGTAAATGCGCGGCGCATCACGGGCACTGTCCCGCTGAGTTTTGTAGAGCTGGGCCGCACTTACACCAATCTAACCTTGAGCCAGAACCTTCCAATGTTGTGGGCTCCTGGTGCTGCAAGTAACAAGCCATTCCAGGCCCCTAACTTTCTGAGGCTTGGTGGCGTTCCTGGTGGAGACGGAAGAGTCATTCTTGCCAGGGGCGGCAACGACGCCAGTGACGGATGGATTGAAAACGATGGCGCTTTTGGCTTGGATTTTGTATCGCCAGGTAGCGGAAGTGTGGTTGATTTTGATTGGCGTGGCAGTGATGGGACGCTGCACCTCCGCTTTCAAGCCTACAGTGGAGGCTCTGGGCCGGGCTTGTACCCCAATCTCGACAATCAACTTCCTTCTGGCGGCGCTTCAAATCGCTGGTCTGAGATTTATGCAAGCAATTTTCGACCGGGCGCTGGTACTGCAATTTGGACGTCTGGAGCAGGAACACCAGAAGGTGCTGTAACCGCGCCAGTCGGGTCGCTTTTTACGCGCACCGATGGCGGCGCCGGCACCACGCTATACGTCAAAGAATCTGGCGCTGGAAACACCGGCTGGGTGGCGAAGTGACCCCCCACCCCATCCCCCACCCCATCCCCTAACCCATGCAACTCCCCATCGTCTCCGGCATCTACGCCGACAACGCACCGGATCTGCGCACCAGCTATCCGGTGAACATGCTCGTCGTGCCGATGGCCAGCGGTGCGAGCAGCGTCTATCTGCGGCCTGCGGACGGCGTGGTGGGCAACGGCACGGGGCCGGGGACGGATCGGGGCGGGATCAACTGGAACGGCGTGTGCTACCGGGTGATGGGCTCCAAGCTCGTCACGGTCAGCAGCGCGGGCGTGGTGACGGTGCTGGGTGACGTCGGCAACGACGGCGAGCAGGTGACGCTGGATTACAGCTTCGATCTGCTGGGCATTGCGTCGAACGGCAACCTGTTCTTCTGGGATCCCGCCACCAGCACGCTCACGCAGAACACCGACCCGGATCTGGGCGTGGTGCTGGATGTCGTGTGGGTGGACGGCTACTGGATGACCACGGACGGCGAGTTCCTGGTGGTCACGGACCTGGGCAACCCGCTGTCGGTGGACCCGTTCCGCTACGGCAGCAGCGAGGTCGATCCCGACCCGGTGAAGGCGCTGCTGAAGGTGCGCAACGAGGTCTACGCGCTGAACCGGCACACGATTGAGGCGTTCGACAACGTGGGCGGTTCGGGCTTCCCGTTCCAGATCATCACTGGTGCGCAGATCGAAAAGGGCACGATCGGCACGCACACCTGCTGCGTGTTTCTGGAGTCGATCGCGTTCCTGGGCGGCGGGTTCAACGAAGAGCCTGGTATCTACCTGGGTGCGAACGCCAGCACGCAGAAGATCAGCACGCAGGACATCGACAAACTGCTGGCGACCTACACCGAGGCGCAACTGGCGCTGTGCCGCATGGAGGCGCGGAACTACCGCTCGCACCAATTGCTGTACCTGCACCTGCCGGATCGCACCATCGTCTACGACGCAGCCGCAAGCGCGGAACTGAAGCAGCAGGTGTGGACGGTGCTGGCCTCGACCATCGTCGGCTTCGCGCAGTATCGGGCGCAGAACCTGGTGTGGTGCTACGACAAGTGGCTGGTGGGCGATCCGCAGTCCAACGCCGTGGGCTATCTGGTGGACGACATCGGAAGCCATTGGGGCAACACGGTGCGGTGGGAGTTTGCCACCCCGATTGTGTACAACAGCACGAAGGGCGCAGTGGTCCACGAACTGGAACTCGTCGCGCTGACGGGCAGTGTGGCCGTGGGCCTGAACCCGCAGATCAGCACATCGTATTCGCTGGACGGCGTGGCCTGGGCGCAGGATCACTTCATCACTGTGGGCACGACGGGTAACCGCGCCAAGCGCCTCGTCTGGCGGCGGCAGGGCTTCATGCGGCAGCGGCGGATGCAGCGGTTCCGGGGTGACAGCACGGCGCACATCGGCGCGATCGCGCTGGAAGCCCAGATCGAAGCGCTGAACTACTGACATGGCAACGTCGCGCCTGAACCTCACGCGAGATCAACTCGCCACGTTCCTGAAGGATCACGAGCAGATCCGGCAGTTTGAGCGCCTGTTTGCCGACGTCAACCAGTTGGAGCCGACGACGCTGCTCGACCTGGCGATCACGGCCAGCACGGCAGGGCAGCAGGCGGTGCAGGCGCTGGATGCGGCCCTCACGGCAGCGCAGGAAGCCGCTGTAACGAGCGCCAGCGCCGAGGCCAAGGCCCAGGTAGCCCTGGACCAGATCGCCGCGCTACAGCGCGATCTGGGGCCTGGTGCGTCTGTGTTGCTGACGCTGCTGGAAGCCCTGCGCCGCGATGTTGAGGGCCTGCAGATGCTGCCGCCGCCCCGAGAGCGCAAGCGCACGCGCTACGGGCAGTTCTACGACACCACGACGCAAACCGTAGGCACGGTCAACACGGCCACGCCGGTGACGTTCAACACTACCGACATCAGCAGCGGAGTGCGCTTGCGCAGCCCCAGCACCAGCGAGATCGAGGTTGACACTGAGGGCCTGTACAACTTTCAGACGTCCATCCAGATCGACACCACATCCGGCGGCACAGACCTGTTGTGGTTCTGGTTCCGCAAAAACGGGACAGATATTGCCAATTCTGCATTTCAGGTGCAGATTCAGGGCAACAATGCAGAATTGCTGCAATCTTTCAATCTGTTCATCGACATGAAATCCGGTGATTACGTTGAGCTGATGTGGGCTTCCGATGATCTGGATGCAGAGCTTGCAACGTTCGCCGCATCGGGCTTTTATCCGGCCATTCCATCAGTCATACTGACCGTATCAAACAACATCCGAGGTGAGTTATGAGCGTCATCGTCAAAACGCTGGTTGCGCCGCTGCAACTGCAGAACACGCAGAGCACCCAGTACGCCGCGCCTATCGGCACGAAGGCGATCATCGACAAAGCGACGGTCACCAACACCGACACCGTGGTGCGCACGTTCAGCGTGAACCTAGTGCAGTCCGGTGGATCTGCCGGCAACGCGAACCTGATCATCGACTCTCGCGCCGTGCAGCCCGACGAAACCTACCTGTGCCCGGAACTGGTGGGCCATGAGTTGGATTCCGGTGCGTTTATCTCGA